TAACAGCTTCCCGAATAGCTTCGCGCATCGTTTCACGATTGGCTCTCCAATATCTTTGGACAACTCCGGACTCGTTAACTTGATCCCAACCTTCTTCGCCACCGGGAGTGATATTCCAGCAAAGGGGGTTGCCTTTAGCGGCGGCTATCAATTCTCGTTCCTTATCCGCAGCTTCCTTTCGGGTTGCAAAACAGAAGAGAACTTCTTTCTTGAATTGCTTCGGTCCATATTTCTTGACAGCCAGTTTTATTATTGTGCCCGAACCCAGGTAACTGTCGTTGGGTCGGGAGGTTTTGTGTATTCCATAGTAAAATCCAGTACTGACCAAGGAGGTAGTTTTGTAAACTGAAAATGAAGTCATGACGTGTCCTCTGATATGAGTTCAAAAGTTGTTAAACACGATAAACTGAACTTTGTATTCATATCTGACCTTCATTTTTCAGCTATCCCTCTGGGACGAAGGAGTGACGATTATGTTGAAGCGCTGTTTGCAAAGCTAGAATTTGTCAGAGAACTCACCCAAAAAATCAAAGGAGTATGCTTGGTAGGAGGCGATGTTTTCCATCACAAACTTCCAAAACATCCAGGTAACTCTTTAGCTATGATAGAGAGACTTATCCGTGTATTCGGTTCGTTTCCAACTGGGCAGGTGGTTGGAACAGAAGGAAATCACGATTTAAGTTTTGACTCTCACGCCAGTTTACCCAATCAGCCCCTCGGTATCCTTATCGCAGCTGGAGTGTACCACAACCTGGTTGAAGAACCTGCTCTTTTTGTCAATCAGGATGAGTCTGTTAAAGTGAGTGTCGAGAGCTTTCCTTACGTTTCCGGGGAAAGAGTCTTAAAGCAAATCTTAGGAGCACCGCCGCGCTTACCAGGAATTACCGCGAGAGTGGGTTTGGTGCACGCTTATGGGCAACCCGGTAATGAGGGTACTATGTATGGTGAGCCGAAAATAGGCTACAACCAGTTGAAGAATTCCGACTTTGACTGTCTGTTTTGGGGCCATGACCATAGCAGGTCCGGAATAGAAGAAGTTGGAAACGTAACCCACGTGAGGTTGGGATCCCTCGCTCGCGCTGCGTTTGATTATGACGAACTAGACCGCGTAGTAGCCGCCGCCGTTTTCTCTTTTGCCATTGATGGCACCCGTTGTAAAGAAGTACCCATACCAGTAAAACCCATTGACCTAGTCTTCTCAAAATCAGACAAAGGAATGGAGCAGGTTCGAAAGTCGGACGCCGTAACGGAGCTCTTTGCAGAAATGGATGAAGCCGTGGGAGAAATCGACATCAATTCGGCGGATTTCCACGCGGTGCTACGGGCGCTGTGCCCGGACGATCCAAAGTTGGTACAATTTGTGGAGGAACTTTGTGTCTAAAAAACAACCGTTTTTGATATCGCAGTTCGTTCTAGGGTCTGGGTTTCTGTGTTTGACTCTGTTGTTCAGATACCACACCGAATACGTCGGCTCCACTATAATGTGCGGAGTAGCGGTGATCTTGTTGGCGAATGTTCTACGGAAACTCCTTTAACCGATACTTTTCAAACTTCGTAGATTTAGAACAGGATTATGTCTCGACCGGTTCATGAACGAACATACATGTCCCTTTGGCACCTGGGGCTGATGTTGATTGGTATTGCAGAGTTTAAAGTTCATCGAACTAAACTTGGTAAGACATTGGCAGTCGGAATGATTCTTTTCCACGCCGATGCTGCGATAGGGGATGCTTTGGATATGCCGAAGTGCCTTTCCAGATTTCTGTTAGAGAAAGCCACAGGCATAGATTTTGAACTTCCAAGACGCTGACGGTATTACCCACCAATGGCTTTCGTAAACAAAGGCATTCCCAACATCTGGTTCTCGGGCGACAAGCACCTGTTCCATGAGTTCATGGTCCGTGGAAAGCAGAAGTGTCCGGAGTGTGGCAAACCGCTGCGTAAACAGGACATTCACGCTGATGGTGAGACTTTGTGTTGCGCCGCCGTACCGCTCCAGATAGAATCCCCACCGCGTCTATTTTCTGATGTTTGGGAAATGAACAGAACTATTATCTCCAACCACAACGAGGTCGTCGAGAAGGGCGATTTGGTCTACGAGTTGGGGGACTTTGCTCTTAAATGTAATTCCCAACAAGCACGCGAAGCTCGTTACGAAATGAAGGGTAATTTCTATTTTATCCGGGGCAACCACGACCAAATAGCCGAGGATATCCCGGATTGTTGGGTTTGGATGAAGGACCGGTATCGTTTCAAACCCAAGGGTTGGGGCGACATCCCGTACATAGTGTTGGACCACTACGCTATGAGAACGTGGCCGGGGAAACATCAGGGCACTTTTCAATTGTATGGGCACTCTCATGGAAAGTTGCTTGAGGATGTCTCGTTGTCTTTTGATATTGGTGTTGATACGAACAATTTCTATCCATATTCCCTTGAGGATGTGTTGAAACGAATGGAAGACAAAATGCCGGCTTGGCTTGAATACAAGGAATCTCTCAAGGGTACAGGTAGGGTGGAATAAGTCCATGAGGGGGAAAAATTGAGCTTGGAAGATTTTTGGGACGTTCCGCACCATCATCCTTATCCTACAGTGGATATTCTCATTAAAGAAACAGCCCGCAAGTTGAAGGTTTCTTCAGGGAAGTTGAAAGTCTTCACTAGGAGTTTCGTGAGGTTGGCCAACGACCATATAGAAGAAGTTGTGGGCTTTAATTCCGCCCCGGCCCACCGCGCTTGCGCCGCGCTTTCCGGACTGATAAAGGTGGAAGTGGCGAAGAAGAGGAAGCAAAGAAGGAGTCCCCTTGGTCGAGATTTACCAGCGCGTCGCAAATAAGTTCGTAGAACGGATCCATGAGGTTTGGAACTCCGAAGAGACTCTGAAGGCAGAGTTTCTCAAGAATTTTCCACACCTTCCTTTCACTCGTACTGACAATTGGGAGCTCATTGTACATCGTTTGTTTCGTGATGTATGGTTAGAAGCGGGGCCGGAGGTTAAAGGGGAACCCACCGGGTACGACAAGATGGTTGTCATGCGTATGGTGCACCCAAAATTAGACTACAATCTGTTCACCCAAGTGGTGCTCAATCTTCAAAACTACATCGGCATGGGCTACGCGGTTGCGGATGCGGAGCGAGAGATTCTCGAGTTGAAGAGCAAGTGGCCGAAGGATGCGAAGCTAGACCCTTTCAAACCTGGTGGCAAGATGGTTAAGTCCGCATCTTCGTTTGAAGAGATCGCGTACAACAACGTTCTTTCCACCCAACGGGCACACAAGATCATATCGGAATTTAGCGGGGGAACTAGCTTCCGCGTTTCACCTGCAGGCAGCACGCCAGCATTTGCGGACAGTCGAAACATATCCATGATTGGCGTAGGTGGGGACAAGTATCTTCGCGCGTTGTCCACTTTGTCCGTTTATTACATCACCTGGGAATCTGCGCCTGAGATGGCGCGTCTGGACGCCGGACCCGGCTTCCCGAACGGACTATGGTTTTGGGCGGAAGGGATTCCCTATCCGTTTGTGTCCAAGTCGGGGGGTGAAACTCTTCAAGATGTTCTGTTTGCTCGTAAGATCATGTATGAAGTTTTCTGGGGCGTGGACATAACTCAAAAGCAATGCATCCAGATTCCGCGTATGAACTCCGTGCTGGTGATTACGGGCAAACCCGCACCGGATCTGAAGATTGTTGTGGAGAAATTGCACAAACAGTGGCCTGGTGTGCTGAGTTTCTGGGAAGGAGCGCGAGGATGATTCCTTTTTATGTCACAAACGTTTCTTTGTTAATTGACCTGTTTGACAATCCCGAGACGAAGGCTGAAGCAGAACGTACTTTACATTGGTTGAAATGGACTATCAAGGATGCCAGAGAATGGTTGGTGGTTGCAAAGGAATGGCCAAAATACGATCCACCCGGTTGGCTGGGATCTCATCCGCATCCGGTGATTCGCTAGTTTTACCTGATTATAGTTTTCTCAGTATTATACATCATGAAGCGCAGCTTGTCACTATCGTTGAGCTATCGACTGCTTACGAGCGGCTGCGCCGGAGTCATCGTCTAACCGGACGAGATTTCAAGTGGTGCAGCCGCCAGGGATGGCGGCATTTTTGTTGTTCGAAATGGCGGTACGGTGAAGTTGGAGGGTCACACCAGTCTGTAAAACTGGCATCTCTTTGAGGTCTAGTAGGTTCGATTCCTACTGCCGCCACCAAATCTAGTATTGTAGTGCATGGACAAGAAGTCGGAACAGCTAGGAATGCCGTTTGGCACGGCGTGCGGTCGGTTGGACAAACAGATTCTTTTCTGGCTCGTGAAGAAAACGGGCCAGGACACGTGCTACCGCTGTGGGAAGAAGATAGAACACTGGAAAGAGTTAAGCACGGAGCATAAGAAGAATTGGCAGAACGTTGACCCAACGCTGTTCTGGGACTTGGAGAATATTGCGTTCTCCCATAAACGGTGCAATTACAGCGCGGGCCGGATAGGGAGAGTACCGGGAAATGCACGATTTGATAAAGCTCCTCCGGGTATGACTTGGTGTGGAAAGCATAAAGCCTACTTGCCTGTTGGGGAGTTCCAGAAGACTAGAACGTATAAAAGCGGCTATGATTATTGGTGTCGCGAATGTTGTAAAAGGTTTGGCGGCAAGGGAAGCTATGGCCGCTAAGTGCGCTTGTGGTGGAATTAGGCAGACACGCTAGACTTAGGATCTAGTGCCGCAAGGCGTGGAGGTTCAAGTCCTCTCAGGCGCACCAAAGTTTTTGCGGATATGCTGGAATTGGCAGACAGGCCGGACTCAGAATCCGGTGGTTAACAGCCATGGAGGTTCAAATCCTCTTATCCGCACCAATTTGCGAGCGTGGTGGAATTGGCAGACACAGCAGGTTGAGAGCCTGCCGGTTAACAGCCATAAGGGTTCAAGTCCCTTCGTTCGCACCAAGATTGCCGGGTTGGCGGAACTGGAAGACGCACTTGTCTCAAAAACAAGCGGTTAACAGCCACGCAGGTTCGATCCCTGTACCCGGCACCAAGTTCCTAACTGTTCTTTATCCCTCCCCCGTAGTTTACCATTGAGGCAGAGACCTTGGGTCTCGTTGTGTGGTAGGAATCCGGCCTCAAAGGATTTCTTATGGCAGGATGTGGGGTACTAACCAAAGGTTCCGATCCCAACGACGACCTCGTCCCCTGCGGCACC